GGGCACAGCAGTGATTTTTTTGCTTTCAACGGAGAAATCTACAACTACCGATGGTTTGGATCTTACAGCAACGACACTGAGTTGATCTACAGAACTGTGAAAGATGCACAGTTCAAAAAACTCACTTATTTTGAAGGACCCTGGGCCTGGATCTACAGTGACAGTGACTCAGTGGTGTATGCCACAGATCCACAGGGCGAACGCTGTCTGTATCGTTATCAAGACAACAATATCTTGATTGTGAGCTCTGAAGTGGCAGCTATCTTGACCTACATCAACAGTGCGCCAGTGGTCACTGATTACACCACCAAACATTGGCCCACTTGGAAAACCACACCTTGGGCTGGCATCCAGCGCTGTGAACCAGGTATGTTGTACAACCAAAACGGTGCAGTCAGCAGCATTGACAGTGTGTTTTCCTGGGTGCAGCACAGTGGCATTGAAACTGTTGATCAAGCTTGGGAAGAGTATGAACCTCTTTGGCACAAAGTGATTTCAGACATGACAGCCACACAGCCAGTGGGTTGTACCTTTTCAGGCGGCCTTGACAGCAGTGTGATTGCAGCCAGCTTGCCTGCTGATACCAGTTATTATACCACCAACATGTTGGGCAAAGATCCTGTGAGCCAACACTGTGCCGAACTGTTGAGCCCACAGCAACAGTCACAACTCACCATGATCAATGTCACTGCCGAACAATGGGCACAGGCCTTTGAACAAGTGAGTCAACGAACCCTAATGCCCATACAGAGTTGGAGTTTTGTTGGTCAATGGATTGTGGCACAACACTGTGCGCAACGAATACTGTTCACTGGTGCTGGTGCCGATGAATTGTTTGGTGGGTATGGAGTTTACCAAAAACTGAACTACACCACTGATCACAGCGCCAGTCCTTACAGCAATTTTGGCCAGGACGCTGACGCTGACCGTCTGTGGCAGCAGTGTTTAACTGCGCATCAAGGGCAAGCAGAGCCAGCCACACTGTTGATGGACTATGTCACACAGATTGGTGCAGTGGACCTACGTGGCATTGACGTTTGTACCATGGCCCACGGCATAGAACCCAGGTCACCGTTTGTGCACCCAAAAATTGTAAAGTTTGCTCTGAGTCTGCCTATGACACTGCGTCGCGGCAAACCACTGATACGTCACCAATTTTTAAAACATTGGCCCCATGCTGTGATCGAACCCAAAAAAGGATTCACTGGGCATTGCAATGATTCTTTGCCTTGGATGCCGTTCACAGTGCCAGACTTGTCACGAGATCAGCAATGGCAGGCCATGATCAAAACTGGCTTTACATACTTTGCCAATCAATGGCTTGATCAAACCACTGCTCAGTGATCAACACCTGGGGGTGGCGTTGCAAATATGCATCTAGCCATTGCAGACACTGGGTTTCGCTGGGTGTCACTGACCTGGTTCGAGCACTGTTGAACTCATACCAATATATGCCATAGGGTGCATTGGCATCTGTGAAACGAAAAATAAACAGTTGCCCAGGCTCTGCACCACACAGCTCAGCAAATCTATCAAATGTGGTGATTGGTTCCAGTGCTGAGTACAGGTGTGCTCGCTGACTGCAGGTGCTGACAAATCCAGGCACAGTGTTAATGTGCGGCAAGCGTTCAAGGCAGCGCAAACGAGAATCTCCGTTGCCGGCTATGTAAGACCCGTCGCCTTGATCCAGCACCAAAAACGGCTTTACTATACCTTGTTGTTTGATGTCACGGATCCAAAGATTGAGCTTGACCAGATTGGCAGCATCATAGTGATTGCGCGGCTCTGCCAAAAAGTTCTTTGCGCCGTCTTGTTGAAGCCACATGTTGGCCCAATCGCATAAGTCAGCCAGCGTCTGTGTGGTACACATGCTGGCAACACTGCATTCAGGATTCCAAAACAAACAATGAGCGCCTTGATGCAGCCCCATGGCTATGGGATCTTGTGGTCCAGGCCAATGAAATTCCTGCAGAGGATTGTTCCAGTACATGTCATACTTATTAAATAGAGCATGAACTATCAGCAATTTGTGTTAGAAGCATTGCAGACGCATGGCATTGAAGCCAAAATACAATGGAACAGTTTGCAACAGCCTTGGACCACGCAAGGTTGGGCACTGAACCTACCAGACTTTGATCATAGACCTTGGCTGATATTGCATTTTCAAGATCGTGTGACCAGCACAGCCATTGGCTGCTGTGAACTGGAAGAAATAGAAAAACATTATGGATCGCAGGCACACAGAGTGGCTGTGTTGTGCTATCCCCATGGCATGCACAAGGTCTACCAAGGACCAGTGAAAATACTAAATTTTGCCAGCCACAATTGGTTGACCATACATGAGTTGTTGCAAAGGCCACATATTTGGCAAAACAAATTCTCATTGCCCAAAACCAAGAGCTGGCAGTGTCTCAACGGCAAAACTTTGCCGCACCGAGTAGAAGTGGCCAAGATAGTGCAGAGTTGGCCCAACGGCACACTGAGTCTTGGCAATCGAATTGCTTTGGCTCAATGGTCCTACGAAACCTATTGTGGCACCGAAAACTATGATAACTTTGAAAGATTGCTGCCCATTTATCAGCAGTCGGCCGTGAACATTGTTACTGAAAGCGAGTACAATGCCAGGCCAGCGGTGATCAGTGAAAAAACACTGTATGCTTTCTGGGCTGGTCAGATTCCGTTGATCATAGGCCATCCTGGCATTGTACAAGACTGCAAAGATTTTGGCTTTGACATGTTTGAAGATTTGATTGACACCAGCTATGACTGGCTGCCCAATGATCAGCGTATCCAACAGGCATTGACTGCCAATCGAGACTTTGTGATTGATCCAGGCAATTTGGCTGGTGTGCAAAGTCGCATCGAACACAATCGGCAGCACGTGATGCAGGGTTATCTGCAATGGATCAAACAAACATTGATTCGAGACTGCGAATCATTGTCGCAGCAAAAAGTCTAACCACTTGTTCAAATCGCCATACAGAGCCAACATCATGGCCTGTTCACTGCCTAACACCAATAGCTGTGGTTTTTTGCCTGACTTGATAAAGTAAGGACAATCAAGTTTGCGATTCAATGTAATTAAATGCCGAGGCGTGACCAACAATGCTGGCGGTACATTAAAACAATGTGTTTGAAATTCGCCAACAGCACACAAGGTGTCAAACCCAGCCGGGGTTAAACGCATGCCCCCTTGTGGTCTAAAATCCAGCCACCAACGTTGGCGAGCGTCTTCAAAATCAATGCGACTTCCAACAGGCAGCAGTTCTAAAATCTGACGGGTGATTGCGTCTTTACTGGACATAAGGGTACACTTGCGCCCCTTGTGTCAGCAGCACCACTGTAAACTTTGTGGTCTTGAATTGTGCATTGAGTTTTTTGGCCAAGTTTTTGGCATGCCCTGGATTGCTGAAGCTGACTTTTTTGTATTTGGGTCCAGGATATTGAGTGAGCATGTTGCCAGTTTTGAGGTTGATTGGTTTGTTGTCATAAAACACTGCCCACACACCTTCAGACGCCAACACCTGTTCAGTTTTGTAGGTCTGTTTGTTGGTGTGTTCAATCAACACTGTGGGTTTGGGTCTGCTCATTTTTTCTCCGCATTTATTTATCCCATAAACTAGGAGTTTTTAAAGCCGCCGCCAGACAGTTCAATGGTCACAGGTTCGGCACTGGTGCTGGCCGCAGTTCTGGTCTGTTCTAGAGCCAACAACAGTTTGGTTATATCGCCCAGTAAATCTTTGGCATCTCTCATGGGCATGATAAAGTCTTTTTGTCCACGAGACTCGTGTGCTTTGACGCTGTCAATGAATCTATTGATATGTAAGCTCATGGTTCGCTCCAATTGGTCCATTGATATTTTTCCCATGCTCCTGTGCTTGAGCGTTTGGGTTCCATCACTGGTGCAATACAGTTATCATAGATTTGAGCCATTTGGTGCCATAACTGCTCACGTTGGTTTTTGGTGGTGCCAGCTGTGATTGGACCATCATGCTCCTGTCGATCAAGACCATAGTCATGTCTCCATGTATAACACATGTCAGTGATGATTTGTTCTCTGGTTTTCATTTTTTCTTCAAGAAAGGTTTGAGGTCGGGCGGAGTCCAACCCTGTGGCTTGAGTACCTTGCCATCTTCACGCTTGCGAACCTTGCCAGTGTCCTTGTCAATTTTGGCAAAGTTGGTGCGCATGACTTCTTTCCATGCTCCTTCGGCATCTGCGCCCATGGAGTGAATGGCGCCAATGGTGACCACTAGAATATCAATCAAAGCATCCAAGGCCGCTTCGTCATCCTCGGCCTCTTGAAGTTCTGTGAATTCTTCTTTGATGAGATTGCAATACATATCCCATTGTACTTGATTGCCTGTGACACTTTGATCGCAAGCTCGCATGAATTTTTCTTGATCACGAAACGGATTGGTCATAATACATCCTTTAGTTTCCACATGGCCACCCATCCATTGGATTTGGGAAAGTAACTGGTGGCAAGTTTGTGGGATAATTGTTTTTCATATCCCATGTTATCTAACGACTGATTGATAATAAAAAATGGCGTTTTAAAATTTACACCGCAATGCTTCCACCCTTTTTTTAAATTTCTACTGCCGCTGATATTGACTTTTTCAAGCAAGTATTCTAGAGGATGTGATGCAGTAACGCTATCTAACATAATATATTTTGGTTTGTAATAATTAGCAAATATTTCTAGTAGATGTAAAGAGCTATGATGATGATATAGAACACCAAAACATATGACCATGTCAACAATACTGGTATCAACTCTAAGCCAGATATCATCAGTGACAACTTTGTCAACGCCCTCTATTTTTTCTAACTGTACCTTCCATCTTGGATCTGCTTCTACACATTCAAGATAACTTGGTTTATATTTTGAAATTATCTTAGTATGGTGTCCGCTATTTGCACCTACTTCCAAGACTCTCAGTCCACGAGTGAGATAAAGGTAGTTCTTTTCAATGAACTCAAAATAATCTTGCTTGTTGCCTTTAATAGTTTGAGTAGATTCATCAAAATCAAAGTGATGCATTGGCATTCCCTTGAGAATAGAATGGTCCTTGATAGGGATAACGCTCCAGCACAATCAGCTTGGGATTGTGCACAACTTTCCAACTGCGATGCTGTTTGACACAATACCATCCTGCTGCAAACCAACTCTTTGATTTGGCAGTTTTGGTAAACAAGGGCAGTCGCAGTTGAACATTCCACATGCCGTTGTGAGCTCGGCATCCGGTGGGATACCCATGCACACGGTCTCGAGCAGGTGGTGTAGTGGGTTCAGGATCTGCAAACTCAATGTTGGCCTGACGACGCAACATTCTTATGGTTTTGAACTTTGAAACCTGATTTCTAATGGTCACTGCAAAGCCGCCATCTACGGCCTGCACATTGCCAATTTTTTGATCATCCTGCTTGAGGATCCAATATTGATTGGCTACCACTGGTTTTGCTTGAATCATTCAATGCTCCTTGATAGGTAAGATTGAGCCATCGTCCCACTGACTCAGCTTGTTCGCTGAGTTTGGTCAGCTCGTATTTGCCACAAAAACGCAAGAAATGTGTGCCCACTTGACCCACGTCTTTGTTACTAATTTGTTCCTGAATACAATGGTCAACTGTGTGTTTGACTTCGACAGGTTGTGCACCAAGGTCAATCAACGTGCGATTGCGTTCATAGTCATCCAGCACTCTGTGTTCTTGGCCGTTGTGATCAGTCCAGCGTTGCAGCATCAGATTGTTCCAGTTGAATCCTCGGCGTTCGCGATCGGCAAAGGCTTCACGGAGACCAACTTTATTCTTTGTGCCTTTTTCACGTACTCCAGGATATGCACTGAATACATTGTCAGATGTGTCCCCACGCATACACTTTTCAAATAACAGCCAGGCCGGATCCGGCGTGGCTTTTGGCTGTTTAGTTTTTTTATCAATGACAGGGTTACCTTTGGCATCAAAAATACCTTGAAGAGTAATCAGTTCATCGGTGATACCATTGTACTGATGTACATTGGCAGCAACCAATTGCACAAAATCTGTGTCTGAGCTCACAACAATGTGTTCGTCTTGAGGATGCAGTGCAATCCAACGAGCAATTATGTCATCTGCTTCGGCAGTGGCACAACGGATTACACTGCAATTTGTTTTTGCAGACAAGTATTTAGTCAGCTCATCGTAGGTTTCCCAAAACAGTCGATCTTCTTCTGCTTCAGTTTCACTCATGGCGCCACGAGCCTCAGCTCGGTTGGCCTTGTAGGGTTTGTAAAAATCTTTGCGCCAGCTGCGCCCTTCCAATGCAAAAATCACATGATCAGCACCAAAACGACGGATCACTTTGTTGGCACTCATCATGGTTAGATGCAGAGCAAATCCCAATTTGGTCCAAGTGTCTGCTGCTCGGTGAGCCTGGTGCCGAGCTCTAAAAAACAAGTTTGCAGTGTCAATCAGGAGATATTTCATTGGGTGTCAAAAAGTTGTGATTGTGCAAGTATTGTAGCACATAATGACCCCAAAATCTATGAGCTTCCGCTCCAAAATGGAATGTTTTTGGATTAACATAATCAAAATTGTTGTTTTTTAGCACAGCGTTGTAACTGCCATTTCGGTTGTAGGGTTCCATGTAACTTGCCCCCCAATCATGTTTGGTCTCAATGTCGCTGAAAGTGCTGTGTCCACTGTAAAACAAATGCTTGACACCCAGATCTGTAAGTTCTTGATGCAACTGCCAAATTTCACGATGGCATCGGTTGGTGGCTTCATTCCAGTCAACATCAATGACGAATTGTCGATACTGTTGTTGTAGTGGTTCTGGCACCCAATCCTGACCTGATGCGTTGACTTGATACCAACGATTGTCATAATACCATTCTTGTCTTTCCCAGGTTGTCCATTGCAGTATCATCAGCACATTGCTGAGTTTGTCTGGATTGTCTGAGATCCATTGTCTAGTGGTTCGCAAAATTCTGGGATTGCTCCCACCTGATTCAGCATCACAAATCACAGGTACGTTGATAGCTTGACCTACCACTGTACACCAGCTGGCCTTGAGATTTTCAGGATGCGGTCTGCGGTCAATACCATGCCTGCCATCGTCTACAGCAAAACATTCTGGCACCACTGCTTCAGCAGCAGCAGTATGGCTACACCCATTAGCATACAATAAATTTACCATCCTTGTATCACCTTGCCTGATTGGGTATCTGGATTTGTTTGGCCTTTGAGTACTTTGAATGTTTCTGCTGCAACCACACGCTTGCGCAGGCTTGAACTTGAGAAGCTGTGATCTCTGCGGTTAAACACCAATTCAATGCCGCGATCGTAACATTCATCACGGCCAGTGAAATCTTTGTCCTGATATTCTACGCCGAGGATACGCACATCCAAGGGAAGAATTAGCAGTAGGTCAATGAGATCTTGTTCAGTTTGGTACACCACAACTTCATCAACATAACGGCATGCGGCCAACTGTATTTGTCGCTCCACAACAGATTGGACAGGATGATTTTTGGTGTCAGGTCTATCGATAGTTGGGTCTGTTTGCAGTCCAGCAATGAGGTAGTCACAATGATTCTTGGCTTCACTCAGCATGGCAATATGACCTGCGTGAAGCATGTCAAAGGTTGAGAAAGTGATGCCAATTTTCTTGCCTTCGGCTTTGAGTTGTTTGATGTGATTGAATATCATATTTGTGGTAAATTTATAGCAACGGTAAAGGCCTGCCTTCTCTCAACAAATGAGATTTGGTCATTTTTTGTAAAGGAACATACAGATGTTCAATACGATTTTCTTTGATCAAATATCCCCAGTATGCGCCATACTCGTGAAACTGTGCGTTTAGAATTGGTGATATTACGTTGCTATGGTCCATCATGCTGTTAACCTCAGCAGTGTGCATCACAACCGGGGGCTTTTCGGACAATAACTGAGTGTGATTCTCAATGTCAGCAATATTCCAAAAATCTGCCACTCGTCTCCAGAAATCTCTAAAACATTGATTACCTTGTTCGTTGAACGAAATTGATTTGTATCGAGCTTTCACTGAATTTTCTTCTAACAAAAACCAATCGTCAAATGTTATTGATTCTTGCCACAATCCTTGATCACTGTCAACAGTTATATACCAGGGTGTATCGATAAGTCTGGCAATAGCTAATTTAAGGTATTGCTGTGTCAACCATCCAGCATCGTTCAACCAGGTTAAGCCCCCAAAATCTGACCGCTGGTAAATTTTGATATTGCTAACATCACAAAACAGATCAATGGCCTGTTGGTAAATGAGATCGGTATCGTTGATCACAAGGTTAATTTTTATATCTTTTTGTACGAATCCGTAATCTCTAATGGACTTTATTAATTCTACACACTGCATTAAATCATTCTCGTATGTGACAACTACAAGCTCAACCAACGCAGTCATTAGCTTACCTCGCTGCGTCCGTTGCCAATGTCTCGACTTTGAACATATATGCCAGACTTTTGAATCGCTTGTTCTTGCTCCCATGTTTCCATAACAACATGTCGGCAGATATTTTGAAACCAACGATCCACAATTTCTGCGTCAGTGTCTTCGCGTTTGATCATGTAACCGGCCTTGACCAATCTGGCCAAAAAGATATCGTTCCAGTCAAGTTCAAATGCACCTTGGTGCAAGTTGTTGGGATCAATGTCCATTTTGAGTATAGCAACCCAGGGCTCGCCACGTTCAGTGGCCAGTTCTTTTTCGGTCTTTATCGGAGCCTTGGGCTTGGGCGGCTCCTTGACTTCTACTACCTTCTTGGGCTTTTTCTTGAACCAATCAAACATATCCAATACTCCTAACATGACGTCTGGCGTCATTTGCCCCACCCATTGCCCCAGAGATCCACATGCAGTCGAGGGCTGTACCAGTAACCACGACGCAATGCTTCGTCGGCCACGTTGATTCGGTTGCCGTCGTACACTGACACCACGCCGCCCACTGGCATCACAAACACTGGACCTGCAAATCCTCGCAGGCGATACTCATCCACAGCACGATCCAATTCATCAAAGTCTTCAATCTTTTCCACCACAAATTTGAGATATGTGACTCCTGCTGTTTCGTAATTCCAAACCACATCAGGTTTGATAGCATCTTGCCACAGTTCGCCTGACACTGAAAGTTTTGGGCTCACAGAAAATGTAATTTCTCCAAACCAGTTCACTAGATATTGTTGAAATTCTGGCGATAGTTCTTGGGTGCCATTGGTTTCAAAAGTGATATGTCGCAGACCACGCTCGTGCAGTAGATCCAACAGTTCAGGATAGGCACGTTGCCAACCCAGCAAGGGTTCACCACCAGTTATCACTAGATGCACCGGGTTACCGTTTGGTTGCTGCCAGTTACCATTGGGCAGCATTGCTGCCATCTTGTCGACCAATTCCTGTGCTGTGTAAGTTGGACTGAGATGTTTGAACTCAGGGTGCCATGATGCATAGCTGTCACAGCCAGTGGTTACCAAGGGCAGTTCTTCAAATGTTTTGTAAAGATGCACACTCTTGGCCACCTCATCAGCTTCAGTGCTTTTCTCGCCTGGCTTGCAACCAAAACTGGAACAGGTAAAGTTGCATCCAAACATGCGTAAAAATACCGAAGGCACACCCACATAGCGGCCTTCGCCCTGTGCTGAATAAAATATTTCGCTGGCTTTGAATTTCATAATCTTGTGACCTTTGTCATGCCTGATCGGCGTGGATCTTTATTTAGATTGATACTTTCTTGTTGCATTTTAACACGAGTTTCGGATTTTGTCACCCATCCTGGCAACACTGTGTCTAAATAGGCCAAATGTTCTGCAGGCGATGGATGCGGATCAGGCCCTGGCTTGGGCCAATTTCCAGCAAATACAGTTTTGTCGTAGCCTAGAGCAATGCTATCTAGCACATCGCTATACAATCTCATCACATCACGATGCAAACTAACATCATCATCTGGGCCAGGCCTGGCCATGATTTCAACCATGCTCAAAAAACGCCAGTTGACGCCAGGTCTTGACTCTAATAGAGTTTTTACAGCTTTTATAAAGGCTAGATCTCTTAGCAAGTATCCGCGCTCATCAAAATGTGTTTTGAGGTATTCAGCATTGTATATGGGGGTAGAAAACATATTACCCGGAGTATGCCATCGTCCGTCTACATATCTGTCATCCCTAGTAAAACTTGTCCAACATACAACCACAGTGTCATTGTGTGCAAAACGGTGCCGCTGATCGCATTCCATTACACTGTTGAAAATATAGTGGTTACCGCCGCCAGACTGGCCCCAGTTTTCAAAGTAGTCAAACTCAGGAGCAAGACAATCAGCCCAGGTACTCCAACGATAGTTGGTAAAACTGCAACCAAACGTAAACAGTCTGGTCATGCTGCTTTTTTGATAGAAAAGGCTCCTTGTGCTTTGCTGGCACCACGTCCTCGGTGAGCTGTGCTGGTATTGTTAACAGTTAAACTATCCACTGTGGCTTTGCCAAAATTTCTACGTCGAGCAAAATAAAACAGTTCTAAGAATCTGTGAAAGCTCATGGTTTTGTCTTCAGGAAAGTCTAAACGATATTCGCTGGCTGTGGCAGCCAGCGGCTGATTGAAACTGAGGAACTCCCATATGTTGTAATTCAATGTGAGATTCAAGGGATAGCTGTGGCGTTGTTCATATCTGATGTAGTAAGCTCTTTGAAGGGTCATGAGATCCTGCAAAAGATCTGCAGGCAAATCATATCGTTGTAAAAACTGCTCCAGCCAGTCATACATTGCTGCCACTTGATTATCTGCATGCATGTTCATACTGGTGCGGTGTATGATATTCCAACCGTGGATCTCAACACCAATCTTGGGATGGTTGATCTTGCCAGTGGTCATCCAGTTGGAAAAGTACTGCCGTGCTTCGCGTTCTTCTTTTTGCATCCACGGCATGGTCATAAAATGATCAAACAGGTCTTGATAGTATTCTGCATAACTTATGTCAAGATACTTGTTGATGAACCTGGCCACCAGAGTCTGAAAGCCATTGATATGCATGGTGGTTTGAAACCACGCAAAAATTTGTGCATCCAGCATCACAGGCGTAGGCATGTCTTTGGTTCCGGTGATTACGTCAATGCTTTCTTCCACATGTTCCACACTGTAGCTGCCGGCAAAGTAATCTGTAACAGGCTGGCTGGTAATTTTGAACAGTTTCTTTTGCAACAAGTTCATTTCGGCGTTTTCCAGCAGCTGAGCTTGGAACACAGTGATACCAGTGTGCTGATTCAACTCATACAGTTGATAGAAGTTCTTTTTCCATGACTCCAGGGTTTCGCCGGGCAGTCCTAGAATCAATTCTGTGTAGGCTGGGATATTGCGTTGATCACACAGTTCAAACACTTCATTGAGTTTGTTCATCTCCATGTTTTTGCGACGAATGTTTTCCAACACATCAAGATCCAGACTTTGCACACTCAGTGTGAGACCTTGATTAAAGCCGCGAGCATCCAGCAGTTTTTTCACAATGTCAATGACTTCTTTCTTTTGATTCTTGGCCCAGGCCACAGAGAAAGTTCTAGGTGATCCGTACTTTTCCTGACACTCGATGATCTTGTCTGCAATCATTGAGTCACGTTCGGCAAACATTCCAAAGTTGGCATCAGTGATAGAGATCCAGTCAAAGTTACGTTTGGCCATCCATTCTAATTCTTCAAACACCCGTTCAAGTTCAAACTTTTTGACCTTGGCATAGGTCAAACTACCCCAGTCACAAAATGTACAAGAATATGGACAGCCACGATTGGTTTCCAATGTGCCTTGCCAAGTAATTTCAGGATGTTGCGCAATAAGGTCATCCCAAATACCCGATAGGTAAGGACTGGGCACTTGATCAAGGCTTTCAATGCGTTCTGCATCTGGAGTTTTAACAGCTTCGCCATTGCGATTGATCAATAGTCCGGGCACTGAGTCCCAATTGCGATTAGAAAAGTTTTCCAACACACGTTTAAATGTGATCTCGCCCTCATAGCAAATCACAAGGTCCATGAATGGTTCTTTACGAAAGAGATCGGGGTCAGTGATAGCTGGTTCAGGACCGCCAAAGATGATCAACACACTGGAATTGATTTCTTTGACTCGTTGGGCCACTGCGTAGTTGTATCGATGATTCCACACGTAAGTGCTAAAGGCCACAATGTCGTTGGTGGCCAATCGCTGTGCAGTTTCCTCTACAGCTTCTCGACGCCATAGCCATTCTGTGACTTCAAACTGGTCACGAATTTTGGGGTCAGCTAAACTGTAGCTCCAAATCACTCCAGCAGAATATGGCAAATAGTAAGCATTAAACTCTTTGGGTCCTTGTTGAAAATTTGGCTGAACCCAGGCAATTTTGTGTTTCATGCAGTATTTACTTCAGTTCTACTGTTTCTTTTTAAAGTGAGAGTGAGGATTGTCAAATTGAACCATTTGGCGATTCACATCATTCTGGGCCAGCTTTTCCCACGGATCCTGGGTGCCATTGAACACATTGGTAAAAAATGTCAAATCCATGCCCAGTTCACTGCGCATGTATGAAGCCAATTTGGCACAGTCTTTGTGACGCAGTTCCATTTGTTGCATGCTGTGAAAGTCCAATGGGTCATTGGGTTTGCCTTCCAGCATGGCTCTATTTTTAAAAGTTTCGTCACCGTTGTTACCAGTGAGATCATGCCGGTCATGTAATACATGCACAGGAATACGTTGCCAAATATCCAACATGTAGGCCTGTTGACTCAACCAACCGTCTTGTGTGGGATGGGGAGATATGTAGCCCAAGAGTTCGTACCACTTGTGTGGCACAATGGGAAAGATGCTGTAGGGATGATCATTGTGGGTGTGGAATGCCAGCAGGCGGAACTGACCAGTGTGCTTGGTAATTTCAGTGTCCCACCCCTGAGTCTGCATAATAGCATCATCATTCCATATCACTATCCAATCTGCGTCGGCCTTGGCAGCCAATTTGTTGTTGTAAACATGCAGGCGGATGTAGCCCAATGGATCAAACAGCATGGCAGTGTAATGGTATTTGTGTTGATCCAGCCAAGGCTGAATTTCAGATTTAAAAAACTGTTGTCCAACGTCATCGTCTTTGTCAAATGCAAACAGCATTTGTAACTGATGCGGGTGGTCAGCCAATTCAAAAACACTTTTGACACTTGTAATCAGTGCTTCAGTTCGCCCCCGGGTGGGCAGCAATAAAGATATGGTATACTTGTGAGCCATGTTAGACCTGTGTGTTGTTATGCAAATAAATCTTCCATCCATTCGCGATGGCCTTCTCTAAAAGCCATGTTGGCCTGAGTTTCACGAACTTCTACTCTATAGCACCACAGACGTTGAGCTTCACCGGGTCCCCAGAGATCAGGAATGTACACACCGTTTACGTATTTGTACAGCATGTCGGCCAGCCCTTCGCAGCCCAATCGGGGCAACACAGTGAGCTTGGCCATGTGCTTTTCTTGCAGCAGTTTAAAAGTTTCTAGTTCTGGATCATCTTGTGCCACCAACAAGGTGTGATCAAACTGATCTTCCAGTGTTCGTTTGAGTTCTTTGAGACCACCGTAGTCAGCAGCCCAGTTGCGCACATCCAAATGATCTGTGCCAAAATAAAACTTCATTGAAAAGCTGTAACCATGAATCAAGTTACAGTGTGAGTCAGCACGCCATTGGCGATAAGCACAAGGAAAAGCATCTACGTATTCCTTGGTGCTGGTATATTTGTAAACTACAGGTTGCATTTTGTCCTCCTATGTCATTGTAGCATAGGCAGCAGAGTTTGTATAGCGGGATGATGCCGGACAGGCCGCTTAAAGAAATACTTATACAGGATATTGATATCCACTGGTTTTGTAATTAGCTTGGCCAAAAATCACACCTCGCACCCCGCCAATGGGATTGGCACAATCGCCAACCCGCCTGGGAATCAAATGAACATGTGGATACATCACAGTCTGTCCAGCAGCAGTGCCCATGTTGATGCCAATGTTGAATGCCTCACATTCTTGATTGTCAACCATTCTCTGACCCTGTGTCAGTGCAGATGCCATGGCGTCAGCTATGACTCCTGGTGTATTAAATTTGGGCACAAACAACAAATGACCTTTGGTCACTGGATATGCATCCTTGTACACAGCCACATGAAAGTCTTCCCATACTAAATTGTCCCAGGGTGCAACCCCCTGCTGCTGTGCAGTTTCTAAATCGGGCAGTGTTGCCATCTCAGCTTTCTCCTAATTACCTTGGTGCCCAGTCTTGCTGGAGTTTGACATTGTCAAAAAATTCTTTCTTTACCGACGGATCGTTTTTAAAGGCACCGTGCAACACTGTGGTCTGTGTGAGACTGCTGTGTGCCATAATGCCACGATTCTCGCAGCAACCGTGGGTGGCCTGGATATAGACCGCGACATCTTTAGAACCAGTTGCAGATTCAATTTCCCTAGCAATGTCCATGCAAAGTTCTTCTTGCAGTGTTCCACGTCTAGCACACCACTGCGCGATACGTGAATACTTAGACAGGCCAATGAGTTTGGGGCCAGCAATGATTCCAATGTACGCCACACCGGTAACAGGCTGATGATGGTGGCTACACATACTCTTGAGTTCAGCACGTACCACCAGCATGCCTTCATACTTGTCTTCAGTGTCATTGGGGAACGCAGTGGCATTGGGGCTTTCGTCATAACGTCCTGCCATGATTTCGTACACATACATCTTGGCCAGTCTGCGAGCTGTGCCTTTGCTGTTGGGATCTGTGAGTCGATCAATGATCAAGCTGTCTAACACTGCTTCAAATTTACCAGTGAGTTCATCAACCAGCATGTCTTTTTCTTTGTCCGTGATATAGTCTGCGATATTGTCGCCAGCCCAGTAACGTTTGTTAGCGTCTTTGAGGCGTTTGCGAATTACTTGTGATAGATCTC